GCTCCTACACCGGCTCCCGCCGTGGATGCTACCCCGGCCAAGGATTCACGTATGACAGCGAGAATGACGTTTTTGTTCCGCCAGTTATTGAGGACAGCGAATGAGTATCAATAAACTTTCCACCATTCAAGGATTCAACACACCCGCTCGGGTCGGTGGAGCGACGATCACTACCGCTGCTACTGGTAATTACACGGTGGGTGATGTTACGTATGATTATTGGTCGTTTACGGGTAATGGTTCGCTGGATGTCGTTACCGCTGGCTATGCGGATGTTCTCGTTGTCGGTGGTGGTGGTGCGTCAGGAGCCAATACAGGAAACAGCGCAAATAGTTGCACGGGTGGCGGTGGTGCAGGTGGTGTTCTTTCTGCTTCTAACATTTACCTTTCTGTTGGAACACAAACAATCGTGGTTGGTGCTGGCGGAGCGCAGACAGCAGATTTTGGTGCTGTTGATTACGCGCCTCGCGGCAACATTGGCAACGCTTCGCGTCTCGGTTCCTACTATGCCGTAGGTGGCGGTGGTGGTGGATCAGGTTCAGGTAATGCTTCCGACCAACAGAATGGTGGATTCGGTGGCTCTGGGGGTGGGGCTGGCGGTAACACGACCTCTGCCAAGACAGGTGGGTCTGCTACTGATGGTCAGGGCTATGCAGGTGGCTCTAACTACACGGCAGGTGCTTACTACGGTGCTGGCGGTGGTGGAGGCGCTAGTGCGGTTGGCGCGAATGGAACTGCCGTTGGTGGTGGCAACGGTGGTGATGGTCTTGCTTCAAGCATCACTGGCTCTTCTGTTACTTACGGTGGAGGTGGTGGAGGAAGTAACACTTCCACTGGAACTCCCGGTACAGGTGGTGCTGGTGGCGGCGGTAATGCTTCTATTGCTGGCATAGGTACTGCTGGAAGTGCTAACACGGGCGGAGGCGGTGGTGGTGGTAAGGGTGCCGGAGTTGATGGCGCCGCTGGCGGTTCTGGTGTCGTTATTGTTCGTGTTGCCCGCCCCGTGAGCGTTGCTGCTGGTGGTGCGGTCGTGTCGAATACTGCTACTGGTTCTTACACTTCTGGTTCAGCGACGTATAACTATTACTCGTTTACGGGTAATGGGACGTTGAACGTGCAGCGTGCTGGTTTCGCTGACATTTTGGTTGTTGGTGGTGGCGGAAGCGGCGGAGTTTGGCGTGCAGGTGGCGGCGGCGCAGGTGGTCATCTTGTTGCTGAAAACGCTTATCTACCTGCGGGAAGTCTTACCGTCACAGTAGGTGCAGGTGGCGCTGGAAAAACAGCAACAGCCGCTGGTCTAGGTAGCCCCGGTCTTAGCGGTAACACATCGCGTCTAGGTAGTTACTTTGCTCCGGGTGGTGGCGGTGGTGGAGCCACTGTATATGACGGTGCGGCTGGAGTTGTGGATATCAACTCCGCGCAGAATGGTGGATCGGGTGGTGGCGGAAACACTCTCAACAATGGCGCAAATGGAATCTCTCCCATCGGATCTAATGGTGGAAATGGCGGAAGTATCAATACGGGTGGCGGTGGAGGCGGTGCAGGTGCCGCTGGTTCTAACGCTACTTCTTCAGTTGGCGGTGCTGGTGGCGCTGGAGTTTCTAATTCATACACTGGCTCAGCAGTAACTCGCGCAGGTGGTGGTGGTGGTGGTGGGCCAACTTCTGGCGCTGGTGGTTCTGGTGGCGGTGGCGCTGGTATTGATTCCGGCACAGCGACAAGCGGAACAGCGAACACTGGTGGCGGCGGTGGTGGTACTCGTAATAATACGAATAATGAAACTTCTGGCGCTGGTGGTTCCGGCATTGTCATCGTAAGAATCCGAACAGCATAATACTGTATAATAAACACATAACTTAGAAAGGAAGTGGTTAAAATCGCACATGTAGCAAGAATAGAAGATGGAATTGTTCGTGAGGTTCATGTCCTCAATAATTCTGATCTACCCAATAATGGAGAATTTTCTCCTGAAGTAGAAGAGGCAGCAAATGCTTTTCAACATTCCCTGGGTTTAATGGGTACTTGGAAGCTTACATCATACAATGGTAATTTTAGAGGTCGTTATGCAGGTATTGGATATAAGTATGACGAAGAGCTTGATGAATTTGTTGCACCAGAAGCAGCTATAGAGGAATAATAATATTTTTAGAAAAGGGGGTAGAAAAATATATCTACCCTCTTTTTCTGATATAATAAAACAGGAGTAAATAATGAGTAGAGCGAGAGATATAGCCAGCCTATTAAATACCGTTGCTACGGATACTGAGATTGCCAATAAAATTGATGGCGACGGTAGCATTACAGATATTGTAGAAGTAACACAAGCAGAATATGATGCTCTTACTCCAGATTCAACTACCCTTTATGTTATTGTAGGTTAATATGGTAGCTTTAGGATCTACCCTTATTGATACCGCCAAATTTGGATCAAATGATGTTACAGCATTCTATTTGGGTAGCAATGAAGCATGGACAGCAGGAGAACCTGCAGAGCTTATAAAGCCAACAAGTATTGCAAATAGTGGCGGTAGTGCAAGCATTGGAACAAATGGACAAGTTACCTTTAGCGGTGTTACAAGTGTGTCTCTTAATGGAGTATTCTCTGCTGACTTCGACAATTATGTGGTATCAGTCAGGGCGGTATTAGCATCGGGTGGTACTGGTTTGTCTATTCGTTATCGTGTTGCTGGATCAGATGCATCTGGGGCCAACTACACTCGTCAAAATTTAGACGCAGGTGGTACGGCGGTTACTGCAAGTCGTAATTCTTCAGAGACTAGCACTCGTATTGGTTTTGTTTCTGCTACGCAACGTGACGGAACAAACGTTTATATTTATGGCCCTTATCTTGCTCAACCAACGGCAACTCGCTGTACTTCGGTATCGGGTTCATCATCAGCATATCTTTATGACGTTGCAAGCACGCATTCGTTATCTACTTCATATGACGGCCTGACGGTGCTTACTAGTAGTAGTTCAATCACAGGTGCATTACAAGTATATGGATTGAGGATGTAATGGCAAACACGGGTATGTTAGTATCAATGAAACCAACTTCTATTGCTTATTCTGGAACATCTGCATCTGTTAATAATAATGGTGGCGTGGATTTCACGGCTGTTACTGAAATAACTATAAATGGTGTATTCGCTACGGGCATAGATAATTATTTAATTGTGCTCAGTAATTGCACGGGAAGTATTGACAATAAATCTGTGACAATTAGATTGACCTCCCTTGGATCTTTAGATACAGATGGTTCTTGGAACAGACAATTAATACAAGCAAATTCAACTACCATTACTGCAAATAGAGCTACTGCTGTAAATACAGGAAACTTTGGAAATGTATCTACTTCAATATCAAGTGGGTTCATGTGCCATATTTATGGCCCTTACTTGGAGCAGCCTACAGCGTTACGTGTCACTTCTATTGCCCGTAATCCTGACGTTCTTACTGTTGATTTTGCGTGTACTCAAACAGAAAGTTCTGCCTTTGATGGCTTTCGTCTTGCTGTAAGCCTTGGTGATACTTTCACTGGCAACGTTCATGTGTTTGGGTATAGGGAGTAAATTATGGCTATTCCAATGGGAGAATTAATTATACCGTCGTCGGTTGCTGGTTCTGGTGTGTCGGTGTCTGCGTCGGGGAAGGTGACGTTCACGGCAGCGACAGAAATAAATGTCAATGGGGTATTCAGCAGCACCTATGACAACTATGTGATCGTGAGCCGCTACAAATACGGTGGAAACAATAATGCTTACATTCGGCTGCGCGGTTCTGGAACAGATGTTGTTACTGGATACGTGAATCAGTATGTGAACGCTGATGGGACGAGTGTTACTGGGGCGCGTCTATCTACTGGTGGTGGTGCTACTTATTGGTATGTGAACTATGGGGGAACAACTGAACAAGGCCGTCATTTCTACCTTTATGGCCCTGCCCTGTCACAACCAACAGCGTTCCGTTCTGTCGGTGTAAGTAGTTACAACACCGCACTCATTGAAGATTTCGCTAGTACGCAATCCACCTCATCGGGGTATGACGGTTTCACTTGGTATCACGCTAACTCAACAATGACAGGCTCCCTCACCGTGTACGGACTCTCACAGTAAAAGAATGATTATGGAACCGTGGACAATCACCACCGTCTATCCCGACGGTATAAATTAATAATCTGATACAATATTTCTCTATATAGAAAGGAAGACATATGTCTACACAAACAAAGGCTATGCTAAAGTCATGGTTTAATGTTTTTATTTCTGCACTCATTACCGCCGTTTTGGTAATTCTTACATCAAATAATGGAACAATTCCTCTTGATGGAGAGCTATGGTTGGGTGCATTAATTTCAGCAGTTGTTGCTGTTTTGCCAGTTATCAAGAATTACTTTGATACAAGTGATCCACGATATGGTCATATTGAGTAATAATTAGTTTAAGAAATTTGGGGATAGTCTTGTGCTATCCCCTTTTTTCTTGATATAATTGAGCAAATTATTGGAGAAAAATGACAAATAAAAAACCAACTGTAACATTTTTAACTTTTGATTGGGCTTTTGGTACAAAACCATTAGAACCTAATGGATGTGCCTGGTACAGGTGCTATCTTCCTATGAAGGAATTAGAAAAGCAAGGTTGGGAAACAGGTATTGGATTTCCAGGGTGGAATGAAGAGCATGGATTTGGAATGCTTATACCAGACAACAAAGCTATTCATGGTTGGGACATTATTGTATTTAAGCTTATTATGCTTGAGAGTGTATCAAGTAAGATAGATATAGCCCGTAAGATGGGTCAGAAGATTGTTGTTGATATTGATGACTGGTTTGAGGGATTAGAAAAATCTAATCTTGCTCATAAGATGACAGATCCTGAAATGAATCCAAAAAATAATCGTGAGCATTATATGAAAATTATTGATAGTGCTGATGCTATTATTACATCTACCCCATTTTTATATGATTTTTATACAAAGGAAAAGGGTAGAAAAAATGTTTACCTAGTTCGTAATGGTATAGATTATTCACGATGGATTCCAAGAAAGGATCATGCACGAGGTCTACCAAAGTTTGGTTGGGTAGGAGCAACACCATGGCGCTCTAACGATCTTGAACAACTAGTTCCATTCTTTGGACAGTTCTTAGAAAAAAATAGATTATCATTTCATCATTCTGGTCATATTAAAAATGCAAAATATGCTAAAGATCAATTGATGATTCCAAGTTCTGTCAAGACAACTGAACAACCTATGGAGCCTATTAGTAGATATCCAGAAATGTTTAGAAAAATAGATGTTGGCATTGTGCCGCTCAACGACGTTGGTTTCAATCATGCGAAGTCTGGAATCAAGGGGCTTGAGTATAGTGCTGCTGGAGTGCCTTGGATTGCCTCATACAGCCCTGAGTACGCTCTACTAGAAGAGCAGGGTATTGGAAGAGTGGCAAGAAATGAACGGGAGTGGATGGGGCATATGGAAGAGCTTCTAGACCACAGAGTTCGTAAAGAAGATGTTGAAAGAAATCTTGAAGGAATAAAAAAATATCAGTCTATGGAAATTCGTGGATCTGATTGGAATGAAGTAATGCACGCAATTCGTGAACAATAGAAAGACAGGGTAGGATTGTTGCCACCTGAATAATTAAGGTTTTCCTACCCTGCCTAACTAATTAATAGCAATTATGACCAGGATAAAACCAATGCTTGCTACCCTTGCCATTTTGCCAAGCGGTATAAAAAGCACGATCTTGATAATATCTTGACCACTTATGAATAGGCTTATCAAACAAAGTTCTAATCTCTGCTGATAAACCATCTCCTACTTTCTTTGATTCTTTTAGCATCATCCAGACAAGACCATCTCTCCATTGAGAGTCTAAAAATTGATAGGCTCCCCTAGCAGAAGATGACTTATTAGCGGCACGGTAGGAAAAATGTGATTCTCTATTCATGATGCATTTTCGAGAATCTTCCCATTTTGCGTTGTACCACTTACCACGATAAAGAGAAGGCTCAAAGCCTTTCATATCACTTGCCAAAGAAGACCTAGCAGATCTATGTTCTTGGCTGATGAATGCGACCGTGGCAGCCGCAGTTGGTGCAGACTTAGCATACACCGTATCAGAGGAAAATGCAGGGGAAGCAAAAGTAATTGACACTACCATTCCTACAATTCCTCCTATCAGTTTCGTTTTCATCTGTTTCCTCCTAGCGGCGGCAACTTATCTAGCATAACAGAGATAAACAGCTAATGTCAAATAAATGTAGTAGAAATGTCTTATTTGTGAATAAATATACAATAAAAAAAAATATATATATTCTTATATTAGTTCCAGCCCAAGTAATTAGAAGCCTTTTTAAACCAATCTTTTTCTTTATTTTCAATTCTTCCAAGAAGAGTGTTGCAACTCGAACATAGAATACCTCTTGGCTTACCAGTTAAATGATCGTGGTCGGCGTGCCAATCTCTTTTACCAGAAGGCGATGGACTATCTATGTTGCATATCGCACATCTGTAATTTTGTTTTTTTAGAGTAGCATTAAAAAGCTCTTCTGTCCAACCGTTTTTTCTTCTATTGTATTTTACCGCCCACCTAGTTCTTTTTTGATACTCTTTTTGATATTTATAATTATTTTTTTTAAAATAATCTTTTATATTCTTATAGTTTGTTTTTTTAGAATACTCTTTTTGATATTCATTGTGACAATCTTTACAATAAGAAGAAGTACTATATCTTTCTTTTAATTTACATTTACAACAAACATTCATATACATATAATATCATATTTCTATAGAAGATAATATTCTATATATATATTTTTTTATTATTATATTTAATCTATTCCCGCCCTTACCACCCATCAATGCTATCATCTATTTCTCTGGTTGTCAATAGCTTTTTTAATTTTTTCTATAACGTTTCTTCCTGGATAAATTCTTGCTTTAGAAGAAAGATCGTAGAAGTATACACGATCTAGTTCATCAAGTCTAGGTATAACAATAGAATCATCATCAACACCAGATAACTTAAGTTTTTCTTCTTTGCCTTCGTTTACCAAATTGTTATAAGAGTGTACCTCTTGAATTGTTAGTTCCATTGCTTGCTCCTTAAAACTCTGTTAGAATATTACTTATCCATAATTCTATCAAAGGAAGTGTTTTTAATTGTCTCTCATTAACGATCATGGTTCTATCAAGGACTTCTACAGAAATTTCATACACATCAGCAGATATGCTCGCTGGATCGAAGAAGAAAACAGAAGGGAGACTTGGGTAGAAACAGTAGATCGTTATATTAACTTTATGAAATCACACCTAGTAAAAAACTATGGATATGATGAAAATGATATTAAGTTTTCACAGGTTCGTGAAGCAGTACTTAATCACAAGGTAATGCCTTCAATGCGAGCAATGATGACAGCAGGGCCAGCATTAGAAAGAGATAACATTGCAGCATACAACTGTTCTTTTATTGCTGTAGATAGCCTAAGAGCTTTTGATGAAGCAATGTATATTCTTATGAACGGAACTGGAGTAGGATTCTCTGTCGAACAAAAATATGTTGCAAATCTTCCAGTAGTTTCAGAAGAATTTTATCCAACAAACACGACTATTGTAGTTGAAGATTCAAAGCTTGGATGGGCAAAGGCATATAAAGAACTTATTGGACTTCTTGTTACTGGACAAATTCCTACATGGGATATGTCAAAGGTTCGCCCAGCAGGTGCTCGTCTAAAGGTTTTTGGAGGAAGGGCAAGTGGACCAGAGCCACTTAATGATCTTTTTAACTTTACTATTGAAACATTTAAGATTGCAAAGGGTCGTCGCCTTAAGCCAATTGAAGCACATGATCTTATGTGTAAAATTGGTGAGATAGTTGTTGTTGGTGGTGTTCGTCGTTCAGCACTTATCTCTCTTTCTAATCTTGATGACTTTGAAATGGCAAAGGCAAAGAGCGGTCAATGGTGGGAACAAGAACCACAAAGGGCACTAGCAAATAATTCAGCGGTATACAATGGAAAGCCAAATACTGCACAGTTTCTTCGTGAATGGCGTAACCTATATGAGTCAAAGTCTGGTGAGCGTGGAATTTATAATATGGATTCTGTTCGTAAGCATATTGACAAGTTTGGTCGTCGTGACTCATCCAAGGTTGCTGGAACAAACCCATGTGGTGAAATTCTTCTTCGTCCTAACCAGTTCTGTAACCTTACTGAGGTTGTTATTGAAGCAGACGATACATATGAGGATCTTGCAGAAAAGATTCGTATTGCTACCATTCTTGGAACTTGGCAATCAACTCTTTCAAACTTTAAGTACATTCGTAAGTCTTGGAAGGATAACACAGAAGAAGAAAGACTTCTTGGTGTTTCACTTACAGGAATATTTGGAAATGAATTAACAGGAACACTTCATAATAATCTTCCAAATATGCTTGATTCTCTAAGAGAGTTGGCAGTAGGAGAAAATGCAGTAGAGGCAGACATTCTTGGAATTGAGCATTCTGCTGCAGTTACAACTATCAAACCATCTGGAACAGTATCTCAGCTTACTGGAGTATCCTCTGGTATTCATCCATGGTACTCAAAGCATTACATTCGCTCTGTTCGTGCAGACAACAAAGATCCGCTTACACAATTTCTAAAGGACTTTGGTGTTCCAAATGAGCCAGATGTAATGAAGCCAGATGCTACTACTGTATTCTATTTTCCAATCAAGGCTCCAGACAATGCAACGGTAACAACAGATCTTAGTGCCATAGATCATCTAGAGGTATGGAAAGTTTATAGAACACATTGGACAGAGCACAACCCATCTGTAACAATCAATGTTGCAGAAGATGAGTGGCTTGATGTAGGAGCATGGGTATTTAATAACTTTGATCATATTGGTGGAGTTTCATTTCTTCCATTATCAGAGCATTCGTATAAACAAGCGCCATATCAGGAAGTAACTGAGGAAGAATATAACGATTTGTTAGCACAAATGCCTAAGAATATTCCATGGGAGTCATTACCTCTTTATGAGCTAGAGGACACAACTACTGGATCTCAGGAGCTTTCATGTGTTGCAGGGGCATGTGAAATAGTAGATATTGGAGAAGTCTCTGTAGTCAAATAGTCTCCTGATATAATAAAATAGGGATAAAAATGACTCAAAATATTTTCAATCTATACTCTGCTCAAGCATTCTCAGAGCATCCATTAGCACTATGGGGACTTGATGATGATTTTTCATATTTATCTCTAATATCTGCTAGCCCAATATACTCTTTAACAGATGCAGTCTCTGCTAGCGTAGCTAATCCACCAACAGAGAAGCCACAGGAAACAGTAGGAATATCTGATATCTTTATTGAGATAGATAGCTTTACTGGTTCTGGATCTGCTAGCATAATTGAAACACAATCTTTTTCAGTTAGCGATACAGATTCTCAAAAGCCAACGGTAAATATAAATTCATTTATATATACATATGATACAAACATAACTAGTCTTCAAATTGGATTTAGATATGACGGAGATAATTATTACTCAACATATGAAAATCTTGATACAAATTCTTGGACAAGAATTCATCACACAATGGATCTTCCAGACTCTGGTGATGTAACGCCATATATATCAATTATTCATCCAGATCCAGAAAAAACATATTCTTTGTATCAGTTGTCAGTAGGACAATGGTCAGAGCAATATAACCATGAAACTCAGGGATCTGTAACCATACCATTTGAAAATATAAGTGCATCTGCATCACTTATGGGATCAGTAGCTGGTGCATTATCTGCATCACCAACAATATTTGATGTTGTTGAAGTTGATGAGTACGGATTTTCAACGGCTAACTATGGATACTATTTTGTAGAAAACAATAGGATGTTATCTACAAATACTAAACTACCAATGGTATACGGGTCTGGAGACATAACAGAAGTATATGCATCAAGTAATTCTATTCCATCTATTGTTTTTCCTGGTAAAGGATTTTTACATACTAATGGAAAGTTCAGCGATTTAACAGCAGAGTTCTGGTTAAAAATTTATCCAGACAACACTACAAAGAAAAGAATATTTGGCCCACTTGCCAGCGAAGATGGTCTATATGTAGATAAAGATTTTATAACTCTAAGAATTGGTCCATATGAAAAGTCATATTTTATTAATAAATGGTATAGGCCAATGCTTGTCAGCATAAGATATAACCAATCTTTTGCTAGCGTAATGATAAATGGTGAACTAGTTATTGAGCAAAATCTTGTTCCAAGAGATGTTGATTTCCCAGAAAATATTACTTACGATACAGACTGGGTAGGATTCTATAGCCATGATGATATTGTCAAATTTGAAGTAGACTGTTTAGCAATATATCCTTATATTGTTTCAGATCAGTCAGCAAAGAAGAAGTTTGTTTATGGTCAGGGTGTTGGTCAGGCACAAGAGATAACTAGAAAGTTTGGATCTACCTCTGTTCCAGTTGACTTCTCATTTGCTGGATATTCAAGTAATCTTATTTATCCAGACATGACTAACTGGTATGCAGGATTTTATTCAAATCTAGATCCAACTTCACAATATCTTAGCATTCCTAAATATCAATTGCCAGAAATATCATATCTTGGAGATGATCTATCTGCATTTAATGTTGATAGAAGAAGAAAGACTTGGCGAAGTGTAGCTGCTAGAACTTGGTACATCTGGCTAAGTAGAATTTGGAGACAGATTTCCTCTTCTAGAGAAATTGAACCACTATTTGATAATTTTGACTCTCAAATAGATAGAACAGAAAACTTTTATTTTCAAACTAGACCAAACAGCGCATATAACAATGTTTATGGATCAATAGTATTTAATTCATTAAACATTCTTAATGAGCCAGCCAGATCAATCCTCGGAGTATTTTCTATAAATCAATCTGAGATAGATGAAAAAGAGGCTGGTACAGAAATATCAATAATGCATTTTAAAAATTCTGCAACAGGAGATATTTTTAAAATAATTTTTGATGATTCAGATAACAAAGTTAAATACATATATAATTCAACAACATTAAAAGAATTTGAAATTTTAATATCAGATGATGACACATTCTTTATTGCTGGCATAGACATAAATAATCTAACAGATTCATTTGCAAGGATCGTAAAAAGATTTTTTTCTATCCCTCAAAATATAAAATTTAATGTTGCTGGAAATGAGAATAATCAATTCCCAGGAAAAATTTATAGAATAAACATAAACAACTCATTCTTTACAAGAAAAGATATGGGAGACTACTTTGATTCACAGGGTTTTGCATCATATAGTGATGAAGCAGAGATACTTGAGTCAAATAGCATACTTTCATATATAGCTAATTACACTCTTTTCTTTTCCAAGACAAATTCATCAATGATTATGGATATTGCCTCAACAGGTTACTGGGAAGATAGTGTTCCTCTATCATATTTTGGATCATATATTTTGAACTCAAAGGGAGAAAGAACAGGCTACGATCTTGACTTCTTACAATTTAATATAGACTATCCAAGCTCCATTTACTCTAATGATAACTTTGATGATGATAGAAACGTAAAAATTTATGCAACGCTTCAGAATTATGAAGATGCTGGAAAAATATCATATTCAAACTACACCATTACAAAAGGACTAGATGAGAATAGATATGTAGATTTTGAAAATATAGACTCAGACATTGATGCAACAAAGTTTAATATTGTTGACGGTACAATAATATTTGCACCAAAATCAATAATTGACTTTAACAATGCATACCTAACAATTCATATGGAGATTAAAGATCCTGGAGTTGGGGCAAACCCAGTAAATATTCAAAGAATGGCACTTTCATCATTAGCATATGATCAAGGATCTCTATATCCATTGAATAGTGCTACTGGAAACAAGATATATCCATTTACAAGACAGGGTATATCCTACATAACAAAAGCAAAGAATCCATATCTATTTTATAAAGATGCCACACCATACCTTTACCTAACATCAGACTCTGGAGTTCAAGCACTACCATATCCAGACATAGAAGACACAGCTAGCGAAACATTTAGAAGAGGAATCTCTATACCACTCAATCAATCAAGAGTAGATAACTATAGCCTATATGGAATGCACCTATGGGCTTTTTATAATAATGCCTCAACTATAACTGAAAGACAAATGGTATTTTCTCTTTCTTATCAAGATACGAGATACAACTTCTATCTTGAGCCAGAGGTCGGCGGTAAAAGAGCAAAGCTTGTTCCATATCTATATGACATTTTAGGTGAGCAAGAGGCTACAGAAATTGTTATGTATCAAAACGGTATCAAGCAAGAAGTTTATATAAATCCACTATCATGGTCATTAATTACAATAAGATTTATAGAAGAAATTGATTTAAGCAATGCCCGTGGACAATTTGAAATATATCCAGGATTTGTTGTTAATAATATAACAATGTTTGAGCAGAATATTGAAAAAAAGGTTGATGATATATTTGAGTCACACCTTGGTCTTTCAAATATAGTCTCGCAAGATTCGTCAACACTTGCGCTAAATTTCAATGAACTAAACCTATTTAGTGACATTACATGGACAAATTTTGATGGTAAACCACTATAATATGGTACAATTAGTGTCATGAAGTCATCTAAACCACGAATAACTGTCATAGAAAAGCAAGGTGAACATGGAATATATGTATGGAAAACACCAGAAGGAAAGATAGTTACTGATGGTAATGGAAATACAATGAATATCCCTGCTCGTCACGGTGATATTGAAGCAATATCAAAAATAACAAAGGCAGCAGCTTACTATGGATTTCCAGAGGGCCAAGCGGTATTTAGGGCTGGTCAAAGAAGAATCACTGACGAAGAACACTCAGAACAAGTAGATAGAATGAAACAAGGTCTTATCGCTAGTGAAACAGATTTAGGTGCTTGGTATGATGCAGCGAAAGGACTAAGAACACATGGCGAGTGAAGATTATGATTCAAGAGTAAGAATTGACAATCCTCAAAAATCAGAGATTGTAAAATATGATGCATTTGATGCAGATCTTGAAACAGTAAAGTCATTTGAAGGTTTGAATCCAAACTTTAAAAGAAGGCTTTCACGACTAAATAAGGTTTGGACAGGAGAAGATGGTGCAAAGTCAAAGCAACTTATTCCAGATATGGATATCACATCTGCTTACGGGCTTTTTGATGTAATTGTTCCACCATATAATCTTGATGAACTTGCTAGTTTTTATGAAACAAATTTTGCTAATCACGCAGCAGTAAATGCTAAGGTGTCAAATACAGTAGGTCTTGGTTATCATCTAGAGCCAAGTATGGCATTAATGGATAGACTAGAAGATGCACAAGATGACACCCAAAGAATGAGAGCACAACGCAAGGCAGATAGAGCAAAGGCCATGGTAATGGAATGGCTAGAGGGTCTTAATGATGAAGATACAATTACACACGTTTTAGAAAAGGCATTTACAGATTATGAAGCGACAGGAAATGGGTACATTGAAATTGGAAGGACCGTCACGGGTGATATCGGATATGTTGGGCATATCCCTGCTACTACTATTAGGGTCCGTAGACTTAGGGATGGATACATTCAAATCGTTAATCAAAGGACTGTCTTCTTTAGAAACTTTCAGCAAACAACAAGCCCAAATAATATTACAACAGATCCACGACCAAACGAACTAATTCATATAAAGAAATATACTCCTCGTAATAGTTATTATGGAGTTCCAGATATATTGTCTGCAGCAACAGCACTTGTTGGCGATACGCTTGCTAGCAAATATAATATTGACTATTTTGAAAATAAAGCGGTTCCTCGCTACATTGTAACTCTTAAGGGTGCAAAGCTTAGCGTTGATGCAGAAGATAAGCTATTTAGGTTCCTTCAGTCTGGACTTAAGGGTCAAAACCATAGAACTCTTTATATACCTCTTCCTGGTGATACTGGAGATAATAAGGTTGAGTTCAAAATGGAACCAATTGAAAATGGAGTACAAGAAGGATCTTTTGATAAATATCGTAAATCAAATAAAGACGATATCCTAATGGCACACCAAACACCAATTTCTAAAGTTGGTGGTGGACAAGGAATGTCAATTGCCTCTGCACTAGCATCTGATAGAACCTTCAAGGAACAGGTTGCTCGTCCAGCACAAAGAAGTTTGGAAAAGGTATTTAATAAAATAGTAAGAGAAAAAACAGATATGTTTATCTTTAAGCTTAATGAATTTACTCTTACAGATGAAAATACACAAAGCCAGATTGATGAGCGTTATCTAAAGACTCAGGTAGTTGTTCCTAATGAAGTTCGTCAACGTCTTGGTATGCCAATGCGTGATGGTGGACAAGATCCAGTTCAACTTACTTCAGGTCAGAGAGCAGAAAATACAAGGCAAATAATGGGTGACCAAAGAGCAACACAGAGAGAAAATAATGCCTCAGACTCTACTGCTACATCAACAGGAAGAAATCCTGGCGGCGAAGGTGCTTCATCACAATAGATATCAAAATATGATAAAATACTAAAAACATACTATATAATAAAGGTGTCATGACTGATTTTACAAAAGCATATTGGGCTACCGATGGTGACTCCATCTCAGTTCGTATGCCAATCACAAAGGTAGACAAAGAGCGCAGAATTGTTTCTGGCTGGGCTACCACAGATGTTCTTGATAAGCAGGGAGATATTGTCTCCTCAGAAGCATCTGCCCGTGCATTTGAAAACTTTTTGGGAAATGTACGAGAACAACATACACCACTTGCTGTAGGAAAAGTTGTTTCATTTAAGCAAGATAAGTTCTTTGATAAGAATGAAAACAAATTTTACAACGGAATGTATGTAGATGTATATGTTTCTAAGGGTGCAGAAGATACTTGGCACAAAGTTAATGAGGGAATTCTAACTGGATTTTCTATTGGTGGAAGCATCAAGGATTCAGAAAATGTTTACAACAAGTCAATGGATCAAGAGATTCGGGTAATTAAAGAATATGATCTTCATGAACTTTCTCTTGTTGATAATCCAGCAAATCCAGCATCAACAATTGTATCTGTACAAAAGTTTGATAACGTTGTACAAGATATTGAAAAGAATTATCTTGAAAATGTTTACTGGTGTTCAGATAGCGATGTAGTTATTCTAAGCGAAAAAGCAGATTATCCATGCCCCGATTGTAATAAGCACATGACTAATATTGGTTTTGTTGAAAGTAATGATGTTAATAAGTCAGATTCTGTTAAGAATCTTATTAACTCATTCACAAAGGCTTCAGATATAGAATCTGAAAACATGGCGATTGACGAAGAAGCCAAGTCAATTGCTGAAAATATTGAAAAGGAGGGAAATAAAGTGGGAATTCTAAACAAGAAGACCAAGGACGCAGAGATTGCAAAGTCTGAAGAAACAGTAGAAGATGCTGTAGAAACTACAGAAGAAGCTGTCGAAGAGGCAATTGAAAAGTCCGATGAGGTCGAAGAAGTAGAAGTAGCTGAAGATACAGCCGAAGTTGCTGAAGAAGCAACCGAAGAGGTTGTTGAAAAGGCTGATACAACTGAAGAAGTCATTGAGACAGAAGAAGTTGTAGAGAAGTCCACAACTCCTGCAGAAGACAGCACAGATGACTTGGCAAAGGCTGTAAGCGAGATCAAGGATTCTGTTGCCGACGCAATTGCAGATCTTGCTGCAGTAGTTAAGGGTATTGCTGATCAGGTGGCAGAAGTAAAGAAGTCACTTGATGGCGTTTCAGAGGAAGTAAACGTCGTAAAGGGCAATGTTGCAGAGTTTGGAGAGCGTATCGATGAGGTTGAAGCAGATACAGCTGTCCGTAAGTCTGGCGATCTTGGCGGGATCGTGCAGGAAAATAAAATAAGAAAGTCGATGTGGGGCGGTCGTTTCCTCAATTCCGCTGACCTATATCGGTAAACATCGGTAAAAATACAGGAGGTGAAAAATATGTCAGAAGATATTCTAGAGAAGGCAGCAGCAACAGGCGCAGTAGTTTCTGGTGGAATTGGTGGTGTAACCAATCCATCAGCTGGTGATCTTGGTGTTGTTGGCAGCACAACCGATGATGGCGGTATTCTCAATCCTGAGCAGTCTCGCCAATTCATCGAATACATTTGGGAACAGCAGGTACTAGCACAAGATGGTCGTAGAGTTACCATGCGTGCAAACACTGCAGAACTAGAAAAGCTTAACGTAGGTGAGCGTGTAATCCGTGCAGCAGCTCAGGCTGATGCAACTTATACAAACGCAGACGTAGCTTTCACTAAGGTAGAAGTTACAACCAAGAAGATTCGTCTTGACTGGGAAGTTTCTACTGAAGCTCTTGAGGACAACATCGAAGGTGTAGGTCTTGAGGACCATTTGGTTCGCACCATGACACGCGCATTCGCTAATGACCTTGAGGATCTTGCTATCAATGGTACTGGTTCTGGTACGAACTCATTCCTAAGCATCCTTGAAGGATTCCATGCCAAGGAGACTGGTGGTGGCAACGAAGCCACTACAGTAGCCTCCAGCGGCAGCACATGGACAGTTCAGGATCTACAGGACATTGTTCTAGCCATGCCACGCAAGTACCGTGGTTCACGGTCTGCAATGAAGTTCTATGCTGGTTCACCAACTCTATCTTCACTTCTCAACAGCCTTGCAAACAGTGGTAACTTTAACAGTGAGCGCATCGTTGAGAGAATTGTTGATGGATCTGTACCACAGGTTGTTGGTGCTCCACTACAGTACCGCGTTCTCGGACTACCAATCGTTGAGGTTCCTTACCTCCCAGACGATTATGTCTCACTCACATTCCCAGAGAACAGAATTTGGGGATTCCAGAGAGATGTTACAGTCCACCGCGAGTTCAAGCCAAAGAAGGATACCGTAGAGTACACAGTATTCGTTCGCTTTGGTGTACAAATCGAAGAAACAGACGCAGTAGCCTACGGCGCTAAGTAATTCTGTTTCAAAGCTACGGAGGGAGGCCCACAAAGCCTCCCTCCAATGCTTTTTAAGATGATATAATTAACTTGGAGATAAATATGCCTGAAAATAAAACTACGCCAATAAAGAAAAAGGCACCAGAAAAAACTACTATTAATAAAAAGGTAGAACAAAAACAGCCAGATAAGGTTGCAATATTCTCATCTGGAAATTTGTTTCATCCTATACTAGGAAGAATTTCAAAGGGCTACTCTATTTTAGATTATTCTACTGCTCATGAATGGATGAAAATTTCAAATAAAATAAGGGAAGCTACTCCAGAAGAAGTCGCCGTAGCTTACGGTGTATAAATGGAAACATTAAGACTTCCAGAAACAACATCTATAGATGTTACATTTTCTGTTCCTGATGCACTAACAAATTATTCAATGACATATGTTGATTTTAATACTGGAATATCAAGATCAGCATCTGCAACCTCAAATTCTTCAGAACTTGTTACATTCACACTTGATGATTACTACCTAACTTATACTGGAACAGTAAAGACAGATATTTATGATGGATCAACACTTGTTATTTCAACTGGAATTGATATTGTAAAGCCATATTGTGATATTACATCTGTTAAAAATAAACTTGGAATAACAACAGCTCAAACAATTCAGATTGAAAAGGTAGCAAGAAAAATAATAGAGTCAGAAGCAGGAACATTTAATTTTGTTCGTAAGCAAAAAGAAATTACTGGAATGGGACTTGACTATCTACCCGTTGATGAAAGAATTGTAAATCTATATTATATGTATGAAAATGGAGACTTAATCTATGATTATGAAGATGAAAATCTCGATGATTATAGAATTAGCATAGATGGAACATCTATTGTTACATCAGTATCTCCAGTAAACAAGATGGAATACCAGAAGGTGTGGAGAGACAGATTTTTAGATACTGACTTTACTAGTGGATATGAATACTTGATAGATGGAGATTTTGGATATCAAGTAGTTCCAGAAGATATTCAAGAAGTATGCGAACTTCTTATGCAAGATATTGCATCTAATAATATGAGATATATTAATCGTGGTATAGAAGAATTTGACAATAACGAATTTAAAATCAAATTTGCAAAAGGTTACACATCTGGTACAGGCAATATGATTGCCGATAAAATTCTAGCAAAGTATAAGAATAGAATTATTCCAGGGGTGATTTAAATGCTGCCAGTTGGCAACTTAAATAATTTATATTATCCAATGACTGCTGATATTTATTATGCATCCAGCACACAGAATGCCTTTGGTGAATATGCAAAATCTTGGACAAAAGACAGAACAATAAATTGTTCTGCAATTAAAGAAAATCCAGCATCATCAATGAGAACTGCATTAACTGCTGAAAAATTTTTAGAATATGATGTAAAAATTAATATGCGTACAAATGAAAATATATTTAAAGCAATTGATGGAACACACTATAAGCCAACAGATATTTTAATTACAAATATCAAAGATCCTTTTAATTCAATAGCTTGGATGGAAAATGATGTTAATCCAACAAGCTTTGAAGTAGATATTGTTGAGCCAATGTTTGATGAGTTTCATGGGGTAGCTGGATACAGAGTATTATTACGAAGATCAGATTTACAGGTTGATGTTTAATGTATACAATAAAATTTGATGGAAAAGAAGCAATGAAAATGCTTAGTAATGTAGTTGCGTACTCTGATGGATTTATAAAAGAAACAAAAGCAAAGCAATCAACAGTTGCATCTAAGTTGGCAGATTCAAGTATTGATGCATTTTATGATTACCTTGACGGACTAGCAAGAACAAACCCTGGAATGCTACATCATGTATATGAGTGGGGTAATGTAGGAAATCCAGAGGCTCGTTTGGTAGAACTAACAAAAGCTCTTGGGAGAGGAAATTCTGTAGCAATTGACTCTGAGTTTCTTACCTCATCATCAATTCCAAATGGTGGCTCAGAACCATTTTATGAAAAAGCGACAATCATGGAAGAGGGTATTCCAGTAACAGTTCAAGCAGTAAATGCCAAGGCCATGTTTTTTGAATGGAATGGAGAAGAATACTTCACTGCTGGACCAATTGTTATAGAAAATCCAGGAGGAGAAGCGGTAAGAGGATCTTTTGTTAGAGCGTTTGAAGAATTTTATAATATATATTTTAATCAAGTATATCTGAGAGCAATTAGATTTTATGATCATTTTTCTCAAACCAGAGAATATTCTAAAAACTTTCCTGCGGCAGTTAAGTCTGCAAATGCAGCAAACATAGGAAGAACAACTGCGCTAAAATGGATATTAACAATGCCAGGTGATGAATAATGAGTAGATATCCAGAACTTATAATTAATAGCTATGTGTGGAAGCAATTTGAAACTGCTAAACCAGCAATATATTCTCAATATACAGGAAGTCCAATTATTCCAGTAAGAGATATGTCCTCTGAGTACCCATGGGGAACAAAGCCATATATTATTTATGATTCTTTTGCAAGACCACGATCAGCAAGAAAATATTTTTATCCAGTTAAATCAGCTCAACTTATGTATTCAATTAAGGGGTCTATATCTGAAATATACGAGTGGAGAGACTTTATTATAAATGTCTTGGATAGAGAAGATGATGCTGCCAAAGATATTAACGAGTATGCTGGAGAAAATCTTAATGGAGTACGATCATATTTTCACTGTATTAATGCCTATCAAATGAATTATATTGGAAATACCACAGAACAAACAGGGCAAAGAAAACAATTTTCAACAAATCTTATTGTAAAATATGACTATCATATTTCAGATGTTTACAATGCTTAAAATAGATGATACAATTATCTTGAGGAAACGCCCCACGCCAAAAAATAAACAATATAAGGGGTGAAATTATATATGGCAACTCTTGGTGATTCAACACAGATTATTGTAGGTGCAGCTCAGCTCTTTGTTTCAAAGAGTGGTTCACTAAAGTACATTGATGGTACAGATCCAGCAGAGTATTCATTTGATGGTGCAGCAGGCGACGATATCCCAGATTTCGTTGCAGGCACAGAATATGCCGACACTCTAGCAGGTGCTTCAGCTTCTGCTAACTGGAGAAATGTCGGTTACACAATGAATGGTCTTGAGGTTCAGTTCCAGCCAGACTTTGGTGAAGTTCAAGTAGATCAGCTACTTGACGTTGCTCGCCTCTACAAGCAAGGTATGCAGGTCAACATGGTAACAGCATTTGCAGAAGGTACACTAGAGAATCTAGTTGTAGCTATTGCTGCAAATGATGCAGACTATGACGACTCAGATGCTGATGAGCTAACACTCAATATGGCATCTGGCAACCTTGGTGAAGTTCCAGTAGAACGTGCTCTTATCGCTATCGGCCCAGGCTCTGGTGATCCATCAGCAACTGGTGCAGATAAGGTAGAGCGTGTCTACGTTGCTCACAGAGCACTTTCTATTGAAAGTGTAACTGCGTCTGCTAAGCGTGATGAAGCTACAATGTTTGAAGTTTCCTTCCGTTTGCTACCTGCTAACAATGGCTCCTATGGAAAGATCGTAGACCGCGTTGTAGGTTCCTAATAATTAAACAACAATTTAATAGCATTAGACCCCGCTCATAATCTGGGCGGGGTTTAGTGCATTTATGGTAGAATTGGCCTGCTATGTTATAATTTTAATTAGAAGAAAAGGAGAGACATGGCAACTAGTGTATATGAAATAGTAGAAGTAGAGCTTATTGATGGCACAACAATTAAGATGCGCCCACTTAAGATTTCACTTCTTAGAGAATTCATGAAGGAATTCCAAAAGATTGGCGAAGAGGAAATCGCCTCAGATAATATTAAGTCTATGGATCTTCTTCTTGATTGTGCCGCCATTGCAATGAAGCAATACAATGAAGATTATTCTGATAAGGAAAAGCTAGAGGATGTTGTAGATCTTCCAACAATCTACAAGATCATTGAGGTCGCAGCAGGGATTAAGCTGAATGACCCAAACGCACTAGCGGCGGCTCTAGCTGGTCAGAGCTAGATCTCGCCGCAATAGAATCACGGGTATTCCTTCTGGGGCATTGGAAGGATTACCAGGAACTGGAGGAAAACCTGTCAATGCCAGAACTTGTAGCTATTCTTGAAGCTAAAAATCAAGAAGATTATGAGCAAAGAAAGTTTTTGGCAGCCTTACAGGGTGTAGATCTTGACGCTCCACAAAAGCGTGGAAGCTCATGGGAAGAAATCAAAGCACGAGCATTCAGCGATGGTAAAACATCAAATCCAAAAGACGTTATGGCACTTAAAGGTAAAAACGCTAAGCGTAAAGGATTTGGTATTGGTCTAGGTTTGGATGCTGTAAGCATTGATGCTGATGGGCAGGTGACAAAGATTGGCTGAAACCAGGGCAGTTATTAATGTTGATATTAATACTGGTGATGCTACTGCAGCACTTAGATCTCTTCAGTCTCAACTTAATGCCTTTAATTCAACTTTAACAAAGTCTTCTGCTGTTCAATCAACGGCAATAAGAAATGCTAAAGATAATCTTACTGAACTAGTTAATGCATCACGTTTCTTTTCTGCTGAAACTGTCAGAATGCAGACTGCTGCTTCAGCACTTGATAAAACACTTTCTAAAGGCCAGGTAACTCTTGGTCAATTCTTTGGTGCAAAGTTTAGAAAAGACAGTCTTGCTGCAGCACAAGTTCTTTCTCTTGCAGAAACTAGAGCAGCAGCACTACAAACACAGTTTGTTGCTACAGGTGCAGCAGCAAATGGTATGCGAGAAGCAATTGCCATTAGACCTCTTCAGGCATTTAATAGTGCGGCAGTTGTTAGTGCTCAAAAACTTGCTATTCATAGAGCAATGCTTCAACAAGCAACCACATCTATGATTAACTTTGGTAAAAATACACAGTGGGCTGGTCGTCAGCTTATGGTTGGTTTTACTGTACCTCTTACAATTTTTGCAGCAGCAGCAGGAAAATCATTCAGAGAACTAGAAAAAGAAGCGGTAAACTTTAAAAAGGTTTATGGAGATGCATTTACTCCTCCAGAAGAAATGGAAGAAAACCTTAATGCTGTAAAAGAACTAGCAAAAGAATATACTAAATATGGTATTGCTGTAAAAGATACTGTTGCCCTTGCTGCACAGGCAGCGGCTGCTGGTGCTCAAAATAAAGATCTTCTTGATGCTACTACACAAGCAACTAGACTTGCAACACTTGGTCAGATGGAACAAAATCAAGCACTTGAAACAACAATATCATTACAAAATGCCTTCAAGCTTTCTGGTGATGATCTTGCTAAATCAATTAACTTCTTAAACATGGTTGAAAACCAAACAGTTGTTACCCTACAAGATCTTTCTGCAGCAATTCCTCGCGTCGCACCAGTTATTAAGGGTCTTGGCGGAGATGTTGAAGATCTTGCAGCATTTCTTGCTGCTATGCAAGAAGGTGGAGTAACAGCAGAACAAGGAGCAAACGCATTAAAGTCTGGTCTAGCATCACTAATTAATCCAACAGAAAAAGCAAAGGAAGCTTTGCAGGGCATGGGAATTTCTTTAGATTCAATTATTCAAATGAATCGTGGAGATCTTATGGGAACAATTCAGGGATTTGCAGACGCACTAGACACCCTTGATACATTTAGTAGACAACAGGCACTTGAAAAAGTATTTGGAAAATTCCAGTATGCAAGGCTTGGTGCTCTTTTTGACAATATTAATAAGAATGGAACACAGGCAGCAAGAGTATTAGAAATGACTGGAATGTCAGCAGCAGAAATGGCTGCATCAGCAGAAAAAGAACTTGGAGCAATTGAAGAATCTGTCGGTGTAAAGTTTACTGCTGCAATGGAAAAACTCAAACTAGCAATTGCCCCCATTGGTGAAATGTTTACAAAAATGGCAATTCCAATTGTTAATTTCTTTGTTGATATTCTTGATAAGTTTAATAATCTTCCAGACTTTGCAAAGAAGTTTATTGGTCTTGGAACAGTAATTACTGGTATCGTAATACCTGCTGGAACAATGTTTTTAGGCTTACTTATGAACTTGGTTGGAACATTGGTTAAGTTTGGAAGTATGATTGGAATTGCATTTAAGGGATTCCTATCTGGTGGTATAAAGGGAGCATTTGATGCAGTAAGTCAGGCAACAAGATATATGGCTTTATCAGAAATAGATGCCTCTTTAGCTGCCCAACAACTTGCTGGAACTACTGAAGCAGTAAACATTGCCCTACTTGAACAAGTTGGAGCAAGTGAAAGTGCTCAGGCAGCAGTAATGGAACTAGCACTCGCATATGAAATATTAGGGCAACAAATGCGTGAAGCAGGAATTCAAAATGAACTTGTTTTTGGTACGGGTGCAGCAGCAATGGGAGTAGCAGGTAAAAAGGGACCAAGAGTTAGAAGAAATCGCGGCGGTACAATTCCAGGATCTGGAAATACTGATAAAGTTCCAGCAATGCTTACCCCTGGTGAATTTGTTATTAATAAGAAAGCAACACAAGAAAACTTACCATTGCTCAAACAAATAAATGATGGTGGAAAAGTTCCAGGATTTATTTTAGGAGGAGCAGTTATTGGATCACGTTTATTAGCTGCTGCCACTTCTGTAAAATCAAGACCATTGACAATGCCCATGGGGGCAATGCCAGTTTCTTTGCCAACAACAACCATGGCTAAAAGATTTCAAGCAGCACATCTAGGTTCAGCATATCCTACAACATCTCAGATAACTGCATTAAGATCACAAAAGGTTAAAAAGAGTGCAAGATTAGATTTTGCAGAAACTCTATCAAAGTCTGGATTACCAGTAATTGGTCTAACAGATGATTGGGTTGTTGTTTCTTCAGCATTAAATCAGGCGGCAAAAAGAAGAACAACAAAGCCAATGACAATAAGACGAGCTATTGAAGATCTTTACGAAAATAAAGATAGTCTTAGAATAGGACCAGCAATGTCAAGGGCTGGAGTTTCACAAGATAAATTTGTTGATGAATTAGCAGAGTCTTTGCTAAATAGAAATAGAAACAGGCTTGATGATTTTATTACAGACATAGAATTAGAAGCAGCAAGAGATGCTGTCTATAGTGGATTGGGAATTCAAAAAAATCTAAAGGGAGTCAGAATACCTGGAGAAATAGAACTTTTTGAATGGGTGGCAGCTAGAAAAAATATTCCAATAGAAAATGTTACTGAGTCACTTTTAAAATCAGAACTAAAAGGTGTTGGATTCAAACTTACCTCTGCCCAAGCTGGAGGAAAAAGATCTTTAGTTCATATAGCCACTGGGCAAAGTGAAAGATTAGGAGACTCTACAAGTTTTAGATCTGCAGCCGCTGTTCCATTAAACAAGGGTGGAATGATAGTTCCAGGACAAGGAAATTCTGATACTATTCCTGCCATGCTTACTCCAGGAGAATTTGTTGTAAATAAAAAAGCTACACAGTCTAATATGGCACTTCTTAAAGCAATTAATGATGGAAGAATAAAGGGATACGAACTTGGAGGACTAGTAGAGTCTACCCCTGGACAATATCTTGTTGAAGGAAGAAACGGTAGAATATTTGGTCCAATGCCATATAATCAAGCAATAAATAGATCAAAACAACTTGTTTCTGCAAGAGCAAGAAGATCAATTGCCCAAGCAAAACCACGAGGAACAATGATGCGTGGAGCAATGGGTGGAGCATCGATGCTAGGTATGACGGCAATGATGGGTGGAATGATGATTCCTGGTGTTGCAGAAAGTCCCGTTGCGTCAACAGCAATGATGGGAGTCGGAACAGCATTAAGCATGGCTCCAATGCTTGCTGGTATGGGACCAGCTGGTCTTGCTATTGCTGGTGTAGCAGCAGCAGCCACAGCAGCAGGAGTTGCACTTTATAAATGGAGAGATAGTGTAGATACTGCTGCAAGACAAGCAGCAGATTTTGGAGCAAACCTTGGTGGTACAGCAAATGCATTAAATAATGTTGCTTCAATGCTTGGTCAACAAACTCCAGCACAAAGACAAGCACAACTACAACTAGGAATATCAGAACAAGATATTAAAAAACTATCAGAGTCTACAGAATTTCAAAATATATTCACATCAGAAGAAGGACAAAAGTTTATTACAGATCTTGAAAACGCAACATCTGCAGATAGATTTAAGAAGCTTTCTGATTATTTAACATATGCTATTGCAGCAGGATTTATGGATGCTTCAATGGCACAGTCTTTTGCAAAGGGTATATCTGCTCAAATAGGAGATGCAATTTTAGGATCTCAAGTTGCAAGTGCAATTTCAAAAACAGAAACTGGACCTCAGGCACTTATAGACCTTGGAGAAAAAAGAATTCAAGAAGCATCAAATGTAATTGCAAATGTTATTGAAAATAACAAAGTTTCTTATCAAGATTCTTCAAAGGCAATTGGTGCTGCAACACAAATTATTCAGGATTTTTCTAATGCAGAAGAATTAGCTCGTGAGCAATATGCTACTGGAGCAATTACATATGAAGAATTACAATCTGTTGTTCAAAAATCAAGAGATATTCAAAATGATTATACAAATGCTATTGAACAAGCAATGAAAAAAACATCAGATTTTGGTGGAACAATGCAAGCAGTTAAAGATCAAATAATAGCTGCAGGATTAGCAACACCAGAAGAACTTAAAGCAATGGAAGCAGCAGCTCAGCCAAAGGGAATAGTTAGAGGAGGAGAAGTTTCTGGCTCTCAAGTATCAGATGTTATTGCTGGAAGAATAACTGAGTCTTCTGTAGGATTTATAAATTCAAGAGAACTACAAGCTGCACAGCAACAGGCTCTATTTTCTGGAATGGCACCAGCAAATATAATTTCAATATCAGAACAAATATCAACTGGTAAGGGTCCAATGTTTGATCTTTATCAACAAGCGATTGCTAGAGGTCAAGGTGGTGGTACTGCGTTTGAAACAGCGGCTGCAGCACAGGAGATTGCAAACATGGTTCCTCTTATAAAAAGTGCTTTGCCAATTGCAATGCAAAAAGAAAGAGTACAAAACGCGGTTCTTGACTTTTCAATATCTGGTGGAGATCCAACTGCACTTGCTTCTATAATTGCATCTCTTCCAGAAGATGGAATAGCAAGATATGAATTTATTACAGATTTTAGAGGATTTGATCCAGAACAACAAACTAAATACATATCAGACTTCCAAAAACTTTCATCCCTACTTGGCTCAGAATTTGCAAATCAATTCCAGGCAAGCTCAGAATATCAAAACGCTATTAAGGCTGGAACAGAAGATGCTCTTGTTGCAACCGTAGAAAAAGCATCATCAGTCTTTGGAGATAATACACAAAAAATAATTGATTATTCAAAGCAAACAGGAATAAGTCTTACAGAATTAACACAATATGGATCTGATTTAGCATCAATGTCTTCAGATCTTCAATTTAGATTAGATATAGATTTATCAGATCCTGAAATTGTAAATAAATTTGGTCCAATTGCAAAAACATTAAAAGAAAATTGGCCTATACTACAAAATCTTAATAAAAATGTTGATTTAAAACTTTATACAGAATTTTTAACTAAAGATGGAGAAGGAAATGATTTGCCTCCAGGAGAAGTTGCAAATAGAACACAGCAGCTAAATAAACTATGGAAGCAATTTGAAGCTGGAAAAACTGTAGAAGCAAGAAAAGCAGCATACCTTCAACTCTATACACTTCAAAATGGTGCTCCAGTTTCTCAAGCCAAATATGATGAAATGTGGAATGATCTTGTTTCAGAATTTGGGCAACAAAGAATAGCTAACTTACCAGCAGATCAACTTAATAAAGTATTTCAAATTAATGCTGAAATACAGGGTGCAGAAACAGCAATTGAAGCTTTAAGAGGAATGGCTGCTGCAGCATATGCAATGGAAAATATTGCAAAGGGTGATGAGTATATACAAAGAATGCAAGATCTTCAAAGTAGCATAAAAGGTCTTGAAGCACAAAGAGTTTCAACAGTAAGATTTTCAAAGCCAATTGACCGTGGCAATGGAGGTGGCGGAGGACAAAAGTCTATTGCTGAGCAACTTGCTGAAAAAGCAAAAGAGTCTCAAGCTATGCTATCTGGAATAACAAAACTAAGGGATACTAGAGGATTTAAATCTTTTATTTCTGGACCATTTGCTCCAGAATTCCTTGAATATCTTAGATCACAAGGAGCAGAAGGTCTTAAACTAATTAAGGGTGGACTAGATAAAGTTAGAGCTGTATATGCAGACTATATTAAAGATAAATCAGCACAGCTTGCTTCCCAAGCAATGATTGCCCCTGGTCTTAGAAGAGAAGAGCTTAATTCAATGAGACAAGAGATTTCTTTAAGAAATAAGTTAAAGTCACAGGGTAGATCACAAGAAGAAATTGATTTTATAGTTGAAAGAACATCTGAGTATAAAAAACTAATTGCAGCAAATAAAGATTTTATTGCCCAAGAAATGAAAAAACCAAAGGGGCAAAGAGACAAAGAATCAATTTCAATATTAAAAGAACACAATTCTGTAATGCAAAAAGATATTAGTTTAGTAGAACAAGATGCTGTTGCATATATGAAATTAGCTAAGGCACAAAAATATGCTCAAATGTCTACAGAAGATTTAACAAAAACACTTAGAGACTTGCAAATGGAAGAAAATGATATTCTTAGACAATTAGATGAAATTAGAATTATAAAGCCATTACAGGATCAACTTGAGGCGCAACAAAAAATTAATGATGGAATTAGTAGATCTATAGAGCTTAAGCAAAGAGAAGCAGACACTATTGGAAGAAACATAGAATTAAAACAAAGAGAGCTTGAACCAATTGATGATCAGATTACAGCATATGAAGATCAAATTGATAAAATTAATGAAGCATATGATTCTCAGCTAGAAGCATTAGATAAAATTTATCAAAAAGAAGAAAGTCTTGCTAGATTAAGAGAAGGAAAGGCAAATGTTGCTACTGCTCTTGCTAGAGGTGATATTGGTGCTGCTGCTCAAGCAGCTATGGAATTGCAAAGAACAATGGCTGCTCAACGCCAAGAAGATGCAAGAAGTGCAATTGAGCAGGCAAAACAAAATGAAATTCAAGCAGTAGAAACAAACATTAATGCTCTTAAAGATCAAAGAAAAGTTATTGAAACTGAAATAGCAAACTTACAAGAACAACAAAGAATAAAACAAGATGAAATTTATAATCTTGAACTTAGTAGAATACCAGTTCAAGATGAAATTTATAGATTAGAAAATCTAATTACAACAGAAGCAGATAAGTTAGATGATCAATATACTAATGCAGCTAATGAAGCAGCAAATCTAAGAGATAGGCTTATAGAAGTAAAAAATGAAGCCTATGCTGTTGCTGCTGCATTAAGCGCACAAGCTAATGCTCAAAATAGTCTAAATGCTGCAAATGCTGCTGCAAATTGGACACCAGCTGGTGGTGGTCAGATTTATGGTAGTGAAGCACAAAATAGAATGTTTGGTGGAAATATTAATAAATATGCTATTGGTGGTATGGTTTCATATAAAGGATCAAGAGAGCCAGCACCAGGATTTATGATGGGTGGAAAAATAAAGAAGTTTGCAACAGGATCATTTGTTCCTGGTACTGGAATGACAGATAAGGTTCCAGCTATGCTAACACCAGGAGAGTTTGTTGTGCGTAAGTCTGTTGCTCAACAATATGCCCCATTATTAGAAAATCTTAATGGTCAAATATATCCAAAGCTTGGAGCATTTGGAGCATCAAAACTTAATTTCTCTTCACCATCATTCTCTGGAGGCCCAGGATTTACTGCAAGCGATATAAAGTTTAATGTTCCACCAACGGTAAATTCATTTATGTATCCGCAGTCAACAACAATTGGAAATGAAACAGATATTACATCTAATACAACAAACTATGTATCTGGACCAACTACTGTACAATATAACTATAACCTAAGCGTATCTGCTGGAACAAATGCATCACCAGATGATATTGCTAATACAATTCTATACAAGATTAAGAGAATAGAAGACAGAAACATAAAGGGAACTCAAATTGGCTAATACAACATACATGCGTGGTAGGTGGGATCTTAATGGTCTTCGTAATAGGCCACAGGCAATCTTATGGTCAGATAACTTTGGAACCATTGACGATACAGTGTATATTAATCCAATTACTAGTGCATCAACATCTTTGCAACTAACAGTTCCAACTGGTACAGAATATGATGACTTCATAATCCTTTCTGATCATAATAGGCAAGAACTATCTTTTGCCAAACAAAGAATAGAAAATAAGCAAAGAATGATTAATGGAACTATGAGGTCTTATCATATTGCAGATAAACTACAAATGTCTGTATCTTGGGATAATTTACCATCAAGATCTTTTAGTAAAGATCCACTTTTTGATGAAAATACTGGTAAGTCAACAGCATCAGATATAGAACTGTATACTGTTGATGGTGGTGCTGGAGGAGCAGAAATTTTAAAATGGTATGAGGATCACCCAGGCCCATTTTGGATGTTATTAGCATATGATAAATATACAGATTTTAGTGGTGAAAATAAGTATAACTATCTTAGCCAATATAATCAAATAATTCAAGTATATTTTTCATCATTTGATTATAGTGTAGTAAAAAGAGGCGGAACAACACATGACTTCTGGAACATCTCTTGTACTGTTGAGGAAGTCTAATGTGGAAAGACCCAAAAGGTAAGTTAGAAAATTATGTTCAAGTTTCTAATACTTTACAAATAGAATCATTAGTTATTGCTGAATGGAATATGAATGACTTTCAGACTTTAGCAAACTATGGCGTATACAGATACCGCCCAACAACAGCATCATCAGCATACTACAGGGTTCCATCAAGCTACGATCCAACAGATATAGGCGACTACTATACAGACTCAGATAAATCATTTTATACATTCTCGGACTTTGTAACTGATACAGATGAGCCAGTTCTATTTGAATCACAAGAGGTAGATAGATCTCTATACTTTGATCTTAAGGAATGTGTTAAACCATTTAGACCAAGATCTGGCATTAATAAAGCACTATACTTTCCAGAAAAATATATTGATAGTGTAAGAAGTGCAAGAAGACCAAGATACTATATGGCATCACGATATGATACGTTTAAATACTGGAACTCATATAGAGTACAAGTAGAAGATGGTTCTACACAAGAGCGTGGAATATCGTTTGTTGACAATCCAGATGGATTTAATAATTCAATTGGATATCTTATAGAGGATACCGCTCCATTCTTTGTTTATGAAAATGTCATTCCCACTAATAGAATTGTTGTCAAGATGCAAACAAATCTAGCTGACACTTCTTCACCAGAAAATATAAGAATTAAATCTGATGAGACAATAACTGATCCATTACAAAATAGAAGTGAGTCAAGCATTCCACAGAGATGGAAAATTGAATATTTAGACGAGTCAGATAATTGGATTACCGCAGTTTCATTTGATGAAAATTCATCAAGAAGAGATGGTACAGAAATTGTAAAATGGGATGGAAACGTAGAGCTTTACTATGGAATAAAAATTCCAGAAGAATTTAAGGATTCTTTTAATCTTATATCATACCTTGACTATGAATCACAACTTCCATTAGACAACCTTAATGGAGAGTCATATGTTATTGGTGCATCAGAAAGCTCTTCTGGAACACTATACATTTGGAGTTCTGAAATATTAGACTGGATAACAAACGAGGTATCGTATGGATTCTCTTTATTGGAAGATGACGATACAAAAAGAGTTGGTCTTATTACAGACTTGACAAATCCAGAATACTACAAAACACTTGATGGGTTTGTTATCTACAAAGAACTTGTTTTTATAAAGGGTGTAAGAGTCGTAGTAGAGTCAATGATAGCTCCAGACACTACATTTGACCTAATAGAAATATCTCCTAGATTAACAGTTGATCTATCTAGATATGTTACATCATACAGCTTTTCAAAATCTATCGCTAACGATGACACAGGAATACCAGTCGGTGGTCTTTTAGCGTCAAATGGAGAGTTGTCAATTCTTAATGATGATGGTTCATTTACAGAGAACAATATCATTGCATTTGAAAGTGATGATGTTGTTATAGGAAAGACACCAAGGATTGGTAGTTTAATTTCTCAGTATATGAAGCCAAATATTAAGTTTACATTCTATGAGTCTATCCTTAATGTAGATGGCTATGATAAATTTATTCCAATGAAGACTATGTATTCAGAAGAGTTTTCTGGAAGTGCAGGTGGATCATCCACTGTCTCTATTCCAATAAGGGACTTCTTCTTTAGAGTTGAAAGCTTAAGAGCACCATCAATGTTTCTTACAGATGTTAATTTTACATCAGCCGTCGCCATGCTAATGGATAACATCGGGTTTAGTAATTACATATTTAAAGGTTTTGATGACGTACAAGTGTCTGGAAGTGGAACACTATATCCAAATGAATACCCTCCGCTACCAGAGGGTGTGGTCTTTGCAGGAGGGTCACCATACTTTGACGAAGCAACGGGAAAGCTTATTTCAAAAAATGATGCTTGGGAAGTATACTGGTCATATACTGGAGATGAGTATCGTAATACGCAGCAACAGTTCTTACAAAGTATGTATGACACCGTTATTCCATACTTCTTTGTTTCGCCAGACTCTTCTGTTGCAGAAGTTCTTGTTGACCTAGCCCTATCGTGTCAGACAGCTATGTTTTTTGACGAATATAACAACCTTGTCGTAATGCCAAAAGAGTATATTCTTCCATCAAATAATGAAAGACCAACAGATATTACTCTCTATGGTCAATCAGAACTAAGTGGAGGATCATTGACTGCTCTTCCTAACATTATAAATATTAGTAATTCAGAAACAAAGATCATTAATGATGGCACAATTAACTACAACATTAGATATATTCAAAGAGAGGCAGGATCTCTTGCTCAGGCTGGATATATTGATAAGGATAAGGTTTTTGGATATAAGCCAGTTTTATTATGGGAGGTAGGAGGAACTAATGAAACAAAGACTGTTAATGAAGAAGTCAAGCAAACGTCTGCCTATACATTAGGTGCTGCCGCACTTAATACTACTCTTTCTTCCTCTGCTCCATATGTAGAAAATAACGAAATTAAAAATAATATTATTGATCTAGGAGAAAATGTTTATTGGCTTCCAAGATTCCAAAGCTATGTGTATGCCAATGGAGAAATAATACGATATGATGCAGTAGAATATGATATCTCTGGAACGGGTAAAAAATGGATATCGAATAACTCAGAGTATCAAAAGTACTTTGGATCTCTTCCATTTAATGGAAAAATGTATCCCACTGGTAACATAAGAATATTTTGTGAGCCATATTATGTTGAATATGAAAATGCACCCGTAACAACTGGACTTGATACCAATGTTACATATAAAAATGGTGAAGTAAGAAGGCATGGTAGAGGACAATTTGGAACAAACATAGTAGAGCACACTGCTGGTATATCAGAATACTGGACAGCGAATGATTATGTTCGTGGATTAAAGATGGATTCAAAATATATCTTTAGCACAACACCAACATCAAAAATTACATATCCAACTCTTGCAAATAATTCAAGTGCAGTTGGACAAAATAATTCACAGGCTCAAAAGTCATCTAGAAATAGTATTATTAAAAATATGTTTAGTCAAATATATCCAACAGACGATGTTGTTAAAACTTTAAAAACAACACAATCAGGAACAATTCAAGCTTCTGCATTATCGTTCTATGGCCCTACAGACTTTGATTCTTCTATTACAAAAAGAGATTTTATATCTTATTCATATAAGAATTTGAACTCATCATTCAAACATTTTGGAACAAGATTAAGAGTAATTGGAAAGCTAACTAATAATGATAACGTTCAAACACCAACTAGCTCAACAACATACTTTAATGTTCAGCCATCATCCAGTGCAGAGTCAGTTAATGTTGATGGAGGATCTGGAGGAATAGCAGTAGGAATAAATCCAGAAACAAATCATGGATACTTCTTTGAAATATGTGCATTAACAAAAGACAATCTTGAAGATTATTTCACAATAAATACAACAACTGGTCAAGAAGAATCTGTTCTTCATAATATTATTTTTTACAAAATAATGAGATCTGGAGACACAGCAATTCCCGTAAAGCTATGGGGAGGACTAGCAAAGATTATTGTTGATGAAGGATACTTTGTTGGAATGGACAGAATTGGCGCAGAGGATCAACCAACAGTATATGATCTTGCAGTAGAGTATGAAAATATTGGAGGGAAAAGAAGATTCTATCTATATCTAAATAATACTCAAATAGCAGTAGTTGATGATTCAAATCCTTTACCAGAATATTCAAACTTAGCACTATTTGTTCGTGGAAGTAGTCAAGTTATATTTGAAAATGTTTATGCATTACAAAATTTAATGGCTAGAAATACTGGAGAAACAGTAGTAAATCAAATATCAGATGCATTTTCTCTAGACAAAGTTAGTGCAAAACAAAGTCTTTCTAAATATAATGTATCAGGATTTGTAAACTCATCATATCTATCAAATATTAGTACAGAATCAGAGCCAAAATTTAAGATCTATTATGATGAATTTGGCACTATTATGAGAGAGTGTGCTTACTTTAATATTAAATATGATCAGGCATATCCAGCCCTTATAGCAAAGATTGCAGAAACATTTGGTCAAGATAGAGGGTACTCAGTTTCTGGATTTTATGCAGGATCATATGGAGCGGAATTTTTAGTATTTAACCATACTGATAGATTTATTTCTTTAGATGAAACAACTGGAAGATATCTAACTATTATTGGAGTAACATTCACTCAGGATGTTCCAGAGGAATTAACTGTTGATAAATTCTTTAATGAAAGATCAAGCTTCTCAGATCCATTTATTGAGGATACAACAATTAAATCACCAATAGTAGCAAAAAAGGTATACGATAGTATCAAGACAAGTAGGCAAAAATATGGTAAGAGAGAGTTTACACTTAATCCAACATATATTCAATCAGTTGGAGATGCCAATAATCTAATGGAATGGATTATAGAAAAAACTCTTAGGACAAGGAAAACAATAGATCTAGAAGTTTTTGGAGTACCACATATACAACTTGGCGATATAGTTAAAATTAATTTCTTCATGCCAGAAGGTGTATACTTTGTAGATACAGATAAGCAATTCATTGTTCAATCAATTGATTTTTCAAGAACACTAGAGGGAAATACTACAATATTGAGAGTAGTTGAGATATAATGGCAGCGCCTCGTGGAGAATCTGGAGCAAGGCTTGATACAGAACCTGGAAGAGCGGCAGAAGCGGCATACCAGCAACAAAAGGCAGCTGCCGCTGCTATTGCAGCTATGCAGGTTGCACAGTCAGAAGCTTCTTTTGGTAGATATGAAGCCGCTGCGCAGGCAATTGCAACAGCACAGTCTGCGGCTAGTGGAGCTGCTGCACAGGTTCAACAAGCAGTAGCATCACATGCTGCACAAATTCAACCAGCAATTTCTATATCTCAGACTGCTCCATTAAACCAACCACAGGCACAAGTTCAAGCAAACAATGCTTACAATACATATCAAAGTGCTCTTGCAAATGCTCAAGCATTAAAAGCAAACCCAACTGTAAATCCATCACTTCAGACAGCAGCACAGAGACAGGCACTAGCACAATTAAATTCAGCATTTTTAGCTTCACAGGCAGCAAATAAAGTATTAACTAGTACATATACACAAGCTCCATCTGCTCCAACACCAGAGCCAACAAAACCAACTCCTGCGCCATCAAATCTTAGACCATCAACACCAAGCTCTCCTGTTCAACAACGTCAATCAATTGTAAAAAGTCCAAACAGAGATGTTATCAATTTTCAAAGCGAAGAGTATTCTGCATCAGCAATAGCTAGATTACTTTTTGAACAGGTTGGAAGTATTGAATTAATTAATATTGCACGAAGAGACATTATTGAAGGACAAAATCCATACTATAGTGTAATATCTAATCTATCATCAATTAAAAAGAATTTTAATCCTACAACACTTATTTCAAGACAAAGAGTAAATGAAACAGTATTTGACAACTATACAATTGACTTAAATACAAAAATACCAGATCAAGAATATTTGACAGATAATAATCTAGACAATTTTTACTATATAGATACTAATGGTGACCTTGTAATAGAATTAGTAAACTTGTCAGATGACGAAAGAATAGAATTAGAAATAGCTGAGAGTGGTACAATTAATTTGGTAGATGAAGCATGATAACAAACGACGGAAAACAAATTATAGCTAAGTTCCTGCTTGGTCAGGCACCAGAATTTGCAACCCACATAGCTGCTGGCTGTGGTGCAACGCCACTTTTTCCAAATCAAGTTTTATCTAATGATGTTGTGGACAGTCTAAAAGAAAAAAAGACACTTGATTTTGAAGCATTTAGAGTTCCTATTTCTGCTAAAGGATTCGTAAAAGAAGACGGCGTAGAGAAGATTGTATTTAAGGCAGAAATGCCAACAGAACAAAGATACCAAATATCTGAAGTTGGATTCTTTCCTGCAGATAGTAACTCTGTTGCAGGTGCTTATGATAGTAAGTCACTATCAGTTTTCACGCCAACTGAATCTTGGGTTCTTTATTCTACAGACTCATCATCAAACATTTTGGCAGTAACAAGTGACGCAATATTATCGGATGCTAGTGCTAATATTATTATTGATGATATAGCTTATTACCTACAATCAGACTCTACCATCTTTGACAATGATCAAAGAAAGGCAAGACAAGAAACACCTAGATACTATACAAATTCCCTAGCAGTTTCTGGATCATCATCATATATTTCTAGTGGATTTATTATTGATCAGTCATCTTATAGAATTGAAAATGCTACCGTTTCTTTTAACTTAAGCCAAAATTTACCAACAGATCAAATTAAACTTGCCACTAGCATTATTAGTAAGATTGCATCTAATGATACAAACCCAGAGTCAGTAAGAATCGTCATGGACTTTGTTAATAATTTGCCTGGACTAGATCTTGAGTCTCCAAAAGCTAGATTAAATATAGAAATACCAAATAGTGACTTTGTTGTGTCAGACACTGGGCAGTCGCCAGACCCAAGCAACAGGTATCAAGTTATTACTAAGAGCCTTTCCGATTTTATTCTTGATGATACATTTTCATGGGCAAATATAAGTTTAGTTAGATTTTATGCCTGTGTGGTTGATTCTGGAGAAAATCCTCTTGATACATACATTGTATCGCTTGATGGTCTTAGATTTGAAAACATTTCATCAGAGAATCCACTTTATAGCATGGTTGGTTACAATATTATTAGAAGTGATTTCTCATATCCAATTCTTAAAGCTCAAAATACAAATAACTATGTAGAATATAGGTTCGGCATAGGTGTTGATGTATAGTGGCAAAGTTTACTGTACCTGTTGAACATCTACCACCGCCAGCAAAAATGACTGGCGATCATGTTTTTAGATTCAGAGTAATATCAGAGGATAGAAACAGAATATCTCAATACTCAACTTTGTATGTAGTGCAAAGCAAGGGGCAAATTTTTCCACAAGAAGAAATTGCTCAAGTAACTTCCTCTGGTAGCGTTGTCTCTGTTTATTGGAACACTCCATCTATATATAATGTAGGGGCTTCTGCAGTAGGAGCATCAGTATTACACAATCATGAAAGCGAATGGAAGCAACATCCAGCAGATATTTTTGTAAGTTGGGATGACGCAGACTTTGAGTACTTTGGCAGAACAATTGATAGCAATATATCAATTATTAAAAGGGATGGTGCTACAACATTAAGAGTTTTAGGGCAATCGGCAAACTATCCACCGTGTGTATGTGAAATGTTTAAGATATATGACACGGGAAATATAGAGCTTTGATATAATTAATAAGGAGATAATATGAAGTTACCATTACCAGAGCGTGGTCAGCCAATAGACCTTAGCTATATGTATCAAATGGCAAATGCTATTAATGATTTAAACAATCAACTGGTATCTAATAGTGTTACCTCAGTTGTAAATAATGGAATAGATTTAAGAGAAGATGCAACAACAAGTAATCTAAGATTTTATGCAACAACAACTTCAATCCAAGCTGGAAGTGTAAGTGCAGGAACATCCCGTGCTTGGTCAGCAGATTTTTCCCCAAATTTTCTTTATACCCCAGTTGTCACAGCGACTGTGCAAAACAATACATCGTCAACAGCAGGAAATAATATCACCCTAGTAATTAAAAGTATCACTACTGGTAGAGTAGATGGGAATATTATCTATAATGCCGCTGGTAGTATTGATATTACTATAAATGTCATAGCAATAGGCATCTCTAGATGATATAATAACGTCAATTATGATGATTTGTAAAAAATGTAAAGGAAAGCTTTTTGTAGACAGAGTTCATTCTGGGCATGATCATTTAGAAACATTTTGCATAAATTGTGGTGCAAGAAAAATGTATCACCCGCCATCAAAGTTTGGAGCGTTTGGTTTATGGCTGGAGAAGATGGAGAGGAACCATCTGAACAAGTCGAATGGAAAGTAGATCCTGCTGGGGTTATTTTCTTTCTTGATGGAGACTTGGTTAGGCTTATTGCTTCAAACCGTGGAAGAAATATAGTTTATTTATATAATAAAACTCAAGGCAAGGAGCAGACAATGCTCAGATCTGAGTTTAGAAAAAAAAGAAAAAGAGCCTATTTAGTTAAGGATGCTGCAAAAATTCTTGGAGTTCATCCACAATCATTATATAGATATGCATGGAAAGGAATAATTCCTCCACCAATGGGCGGAGCATTGGGTGGGGAAAGAGAATTCCATAAAAGATCATATTATTCTGAAGACGATATATTTTTAATTAGAGAAATAATGACTTCAATACCAAAGGGTCGTCCAAGAAAGGATGGGCTAGTAGTTAACAATAGGGCATTGACAGAGCAAGAAGTGCGTGCTAAGATGGGCGAAGCACTAATCCTTTATACAAGAACAAAGGATGGAAGATACATTCCAGTGTGGGAAGAAAACACCTATTAGGAGAATAATGTCAGATAAAACAAACGTAACAGTTAATCTTGGTTATACTTTAAACCTTGGAAACTTTCAAAGTCTCAGGGTAGATCTTGGCTGTACAGATTATGTACGAGAAAGCGAAGGCGTGGATGCAGCTATGGAACGTGTCTATGCTTTTGTTGAATCAAAGGTTATTGAGAAGATTGAAGAAGCCAAGAAAGAAATGTGATGGCAGACAAAAAACAAAGGTTTGCCATATTGACAAGATTTCAAAAGCATCTTAAAGAAAGAAATATCTCAGCAGAGATAAACATATATTCTCAGCAGTGGGCAGCAGATGCCATGATTGAATCATATGGTTATGAAAAAACTATGGACGCAATAGAATATTATTTTTCTATCTCTGCGTCACCTGATTGGAATTGGTTTGCATATAACTCTGATAAGGTGATACAATCTAAGCGTTTAGAAGAAGAAGACAAGGCTGTTAGAGCAAAGCTTCGTGCAGGAGCTAAGAAATGGTTGGAGAGTTAGTGGAAGATTTTGAAGCAAAGGTTTTATCTGCAGTACTTAATGATAAGCAAATTCATGTACTTATGCAGGCAAATCCAGACTCCTTATTTAGAACACATAAAGATATCTGGGAATTTATAAAGTCATATTATGATAAGAATCAGTCTGTTCCACCATCAGATATTGTTGTAGATAAGTTCAGGGACTTCACACCAATTACTGCAATAGGTGCAACAAAGCACCATGTTGAAGAATTGCGTATACACTACCTTGATTTAAAGATCAAGGATCTACTCAAAAACTCTGCACTAGAACTTCAAAAGAACAATCCAATTGAAGCACTAAACATTCTTATATCACAAAGTTCTGATCTAAAGAAAAGCACGGCAGATGTTCGTGATCTTGATGTTGTTGACGTAGAAGATGCAGTAACATACTTTAATCATATAGAAGAATTAAAGCGTCTTGGCGTTCATGGAATTAAAACAGGTCTTGCAGGATTTGATAATTATATGCCTGCTGGAATTATGCCAGGTCAGTTTGGAATTCTTTTAGCATATCCAGCAATTGGTAAATCTTGGCTTGCTCTATACCTTGCTGTCCAGGCGTGGAAGAATGGAAAGAAGCCATTATTTGTATCGCTTGAAATGACAGAGAGCGAAGTTCGCAATCGTGCCTATACAATTATGGCAGAAGGAAGATTCTCTCATAGAAAGATGAGTGCTGGAGAACTTGATGTTGAAGAGTTTAGGAGATGGGGTTCTGGATATTTCAAAGATAAGCCATCGTTTCAAATTGTTTCTAATGATGGGCTAGGAGAAGTAACCCCAGCAGTTCTTAGAGGAAAGATAGATCAATATTCTCCAGATATTATATTTGTTGACTATATTCAGCTAATGCAATCAAATAGTCCAACAGATAATGAAGTTGTAAAGATTAAAAATATTAGTCGTGAACTTAAGATTCTTGCTATTAGTGAACAGGTTCCAGTTATTGCTATTGCATCTGCCACACCAGATGATGCAACAAATATGAATAGTGTTCCACAGCTTGGTCAAGTGGCATGGTCAAAGCAGCTATCATATGACGCAGATTGGGTTCTTGCTTTAGGAAGGCAGCCTGCATCAGATATTATGGAAGTTGCATTTCGTAAAAATAGAAATGGTTACCTAGGAGAATTTTTAGTACAGGTAGATTTCGATAGTGGAAGATTCCTTTACAAAGATTATGAAGATAATTAAATAGTATAATATAAGCATGACAATTGCACATAAATCAATAAAAAGATTCTTCCTTGATGGAGAGATCTATGACGAATCCACAATCCCAAGGATGAAAGAACAATATATATTTATGTTGCAAGCTATGATGAAGTCTAAGGGATATTTACCACGATATGATATTGACCCAGACTTTACCATAATATATAATGGAAAAACATTCGAGTTTAAGCTATCAGTATACGGTGTATTCGTTGGAAGGAAAAGGGCAGAGTGGTACGATGGAGTAGACAACAATCGTCTAATAATAAATTCTACTCAGAAGAGCAAGTCAGAAGAGTCCTTGAATCCTGCGGAATAACTATAGAATATGAAATAGAATCAGATTACATTATTTATTGTCCATTTCATAATAACTATCGAACTCCTGCTGCAGAAGTATCAAAAGAATCTGGAATGTTTTATTGCTTTGGATGCCAGGAGTCTAAAGATCTTGTAGAGCTTGTTATGTTTTCAAGCAAGAGATCATTCTTTGAGGCCACTAGGCTTATAGAGTCAAAGAAGATAGAGGTAGATATTGTTGACGAGGTATCTAAAATTCTTGACAATAATGACGAGATAAAAGAATTTGATATTGAAACGGTTATTAGACTTAATAAGTCTGCGCTTAATTCTAAAAGAGCAGCAGAGTATCTAAAGGGTAGAAAAATTACAAAAGAAAGTGTTGAGAAGTATCTAATTGGATATTCTGAAAAACAGGATATGATTACTATCCCAATATTTTCACCCGATAATATTTGTTTGGGTATGGTAGGAAGATCAGTTGAGGGCAAGCAGTTTAAAAATACCCCAGGTCTTCCAAAAAATAAAACCTTTTTTAATATTCAAAGAAACAAAGCAGCAGATAAGATATTTCTGGTAGAATCGTCTTTTGATGCAATTAGACTTGAGCAAGTTGGAGCAAGAGCGTTGGCAAGCTTAGGTGCGTCAACATCCTCTTCTCAAAGAGACTTGCTAAAGAGATACTTCAATAGTATAATTGTTGTGTCTGATAATGATGATGCGGGTAACACAATGAAGAATAAACTCAAGTCATCATTGGGCAACATGGTCATCGCTGGTCAGTTGCCTGACAATGTTAAGGATGTGTCTGATTTAGACGACGAATCTTTAGCAGAATTTATACACTCATTTGATAATGAAATAGAATATATATTAAACTAGGAAGAAGGCAATTTACATGTCAATAGTAAAAGGAATTAAGAACATTGAGGCTATGCTAGACAAGCCCAAGAATACTGTAGCTAGCCCCAAAGTTCGCTGGCTTAAGATTGAAGACGGTCAGGCCGTCAAGGTTCGATTTGGTAACGAAGTAGACGAAGACTCAAAGGGCTATGATGAAAAGCGTGGCCTTGCCATTGTTGTATCAGAGCATGTTAATCCTACAGACTACAAGCGTAAGGCAGTTTGTACGTCAGATGAAGAGGGACGTTGCTTTGGATGTGAGATGCATCGTAAGGACATGAAGGCTGGCTGGAGGCCACGGCTTCGTTTCTACACAAATGTCATTGTTGATGATGGAATGGAAGATCCATATGTTGCAATTTGGAGCATGGGTGTTGCAAAGTCTCCAACATTCGATATCATTCGTGAATATGCAGCAGAAGGAAACCCAATCTCTTCAATGATCTGGAAGGTAAAGCGTAATGGAAAGGGCACAGAAACAAGCTATGCTCTTATTCCAGGTGCTGCGGATACAGAAGATTTTAAGTGGGAAGATTTTGAATTGTTCCCATTGGAGTCTGCGATTAGACAGGTTCCATACTCTGAGCAGGAAGCGTTTTACTTTGGTTTTGATAACCCATCCACTTCAACAAATGTGGATTGGTAAAATAAATTGAATTACGTTCCTCTTCACGTTCACACAGACATTGGCTCTTTGATGGATGGGGTAGCAACCCCTGAAGAATATGTTGAAAGAGCAGCAAGCCTTGGTATGCCTGCGATTGCAGTTACAGATCATGGATCTTTATCAGCACATCGTAGAATGTATCGTGCAGCCAAGGCAAATGGTATCAAGCCCATTCTTGGTATAGAAGGATATATTACACAAGATAGATTTGATCAAAGAGATAAGGCAGAAAGAACTACCCCTCTTGATCTTATCTATAATCATATCGTTATTCTTGCTAAGAATCCACAAGGTCTTGAGAACTTGAATAGGCTTAATGAAATTGGTTGGACAGAAGGATTCTATAAGAAACCACGCATTGACTTTGAGGTGCTTGAAAAGTATAGCGAAGGTCTTATAGTTTCTTCTGCCTGCATGTCTGGTCTAATTAATAAGGCAATTGAGACTGGTGAATACGCAGCAGCAAAGAATCATATTAAATGGTTCAAAGAAATATTTAATGATGATTTCTATGTTGAGCTAATGCCACACAATGTCAAGGGAATGAATACAGAGCTTTATAATCTTGCTCAAGAAATGGATGTAAAGTGTATAGTTACACCAGACTGTCATCACTCTACCCCAGATCAAAAAGTTGTTCAGGAACTGATGCTTGCCCTGAATACACATGCAAAGCTTTTAAAAGATGTTTCCTATGATAAATCTTTAAAGTATAAAGATCCAATGCAAAGGCTTGACTATCTTTATGGAGAAGATCGTCCAATGTCGTTTAGATCTTTTGATATTCATCTTCTTTCATATGAAGAGATGAAGTTTGCCATGGAAATGGAGGGTATAGATGATGAATCAATCTATACCAATACACTTGAGATTGCAGATAAGGTTCAAGACTACGACATTAAAAGCAATCTTAATCTTCTGCCAATAAAGGTAAATAATCCTGTTCAAGAACTGTATAACTTATCAATGCAAGGATTAAGAGATCGCGGTCTAGACAAAGATAAAGTCTATCTAGATAGGCTAGAAGAAGAGTTATCTATTATTTCAGATAAGGACTTTTCTCCGTACTTCTTGGTTGTTCGTAATATGATTTCATGGGCAAAGTCTCAAGGAATTATTGTTGGCCCTGGTCGTGGATCTGCGGCAGGATCTCTTGTCTGTTACTCACTTGGAATTACAGAAGTTGATCCAA